GAAACCATCTTCTATATTGCTGATCTGGCCTGTGATTGTTCGGCTCTGCTCCTCCATGAGATTGAAGAACATACCTCCCTCGTTAGTGAGGTTTTGAATGACTTTCTGGACTTCTGGGAATCCTACCTTTCCCTCCTCTACAAGTCCTCTGACCTTGTTTTCCGATACTCCTAATACGTTCGCAAGTTCTTTGATCATAGGAATGCCACGGCCTGTAAATTGGTTAAGATCCTGTGTGTAAAGTCTGCCTTGTGTCATTGTGGTACCATACAACCAAACAATATCATTCAAAGGCTGTGACAATCCAGCGGCAATATTCCCCAGACGTACAAGATCACCGTTTACATTTTCCACCTCAGCACCATAGGCCAGCAACTGCCTTGCTCCGTTAGCAACACTTTGTAGGTCGAATGGTGTAGTGGCCGCTGTTTTTACAAGCTGCGACATCAAAGCATCCGCTTTTTCCTTGCTTTTAAGCATTGTATTGAAAGCTACTTCCAGCTGTTGAAATTCGCCTCTGACAAGTGCTATATTCTTGGTAAATGCGGTAGCCTGTTGGACGGTAAAAAAACCAGCTGCCGCAACCCCTATTCTACTAAAGATTGAATCTATTTTCGTTCCCTCGCTTTCGGCTGTCTTGCCTATGCTCTGAAACAGGGCGTTGGTCTTTGCTACATCGCTTTCAAACTTTGCGGTATCAAGCCCCATAGCCCACCAGCTTGTGCCTTCATTGTTATTCATCTTCTATATCGAACATTGCTTTTCTGATAGCCTCCCTATTGTTCGGATCATCACCGTTTAAGGTGGCATCATCTGTATTAGTAATATCATCCCCCTTTCTTTTGTAAGGAGGCGGTAGGACTGCACTGTAAAGCCTTACATTGGCAAAGCTCATTTTATGCAGAATATAATCAAAAGGCAGATTGTAACTTTTGGAGATCCCAGCTACAACAGCCCAAATACTATCATTTCCGCTTTCCTCTATTGTGTCGGATCTTTCGTCTGTTTTAACAGGTTTATCTCTATGAGGGAAGCGGTAATACCGAAAAAATCGCCCACCTCCATACGGTTAAGTATTTCCAGGGTAATCTTACTCACTTCTTTTGGAGTAAGCTTCTTAAGGATCTTATCTGCAAGGATTGCCTGGTTATCAATGATAACGGTACATTCCTTTCTCCTTAAGCCCAGGAAACTCTTTTTGACGATCTTCTTTTCTTCTTTCAGATTATCGGCACCCAGTATAAGAGTGGCAACGATCAATCCAATAGCTTCACAATCTTTGGCTATATTCAAAGAGGACAACATGATATTTTCAGTATTCATGTTGGTTTTCGGCATTCTGGTTGTAAGCCTTGATACCTCAATAAGTGTTGCTATTGTAGGTGGGGCAACCTCATAAGTAGCCCCACCTATAGCAATATTCAACGGCTTTTGTAGTATGGTATCGGCTGTTTTGTTTTCAATATCCATAATCTACAAGTGAATTAAGCCTGTTCTGTCTTAACGTACTTTTCAATCATCTTACCGCCATCACTCGGTTTCAACGAAGAGAAAATATACTTCAACATCTTACCCTTAGCGGATGACCATTCTTCCTCTACTTCCACAGAGCACTTGCGCATGATAAAGCCATCCAGGGTTTCATCTTCTGGGGTAAGTCTTACAGAATAGTGGCCATTGATAACACCGTCCTCATCTTCAATAGGATCTTCAACACCAGACGGGATAAAGACACTCATTGCAAGCTGCTTGTAGGACTTCTGCATTTTACGGGCTACAAGTTCATGCCCCTCTCCATACAACTCCTGGGCATTACCTTTTACGGTGGAAAGCAAACAGGTGTTTTCTTCAATGGTAGGCATTGCTTTAAAACTGGATGCAGCGGCATCGTTCTCACCTGTCAAACCAAATTCAACGGTGGGCTTACCCCACGTGATTTTTTGTTCAGCCATAATTATTAAAATGTTTTAAGTTTAAACTTCAATTTTGCATTAACAAAGTATTCTTCCACATCTTCTGTCTTGAACGTCCTAACGATTGAACCCAAAGAGAAATGATAGTCTGTAGGCTTTAAGGATCGTAAAATCTCATCGACTTTCCTTTCAAGATACTTGCATCTTGCAGTGTCCTTTACAAGCACTCCAGATCCGTTATCAATATTCGGCACATACACATTAATTGTTATGGCTCCAGTCTGAATTTGTCCGTCCAATCCTGTCATAAATGCTATTACAGCATCTTCATTTCGTGGATCTTTCGGGCGTGTTCCATCCAGGTAAACATCACCTTTGATTTCGTTTTTCAGTTGGCTGGAAACGATAATATCAAAAACGTCTTGCTCTATTTCTCCTCCTGTTTTTCTCATTTTTTCGTAAATCCTAATTGTGAAAGTATTTTTGGTACAAGCTTTTCTGCCAGAAGCTCTGCGGACGTGATAACATTATAGTTTCTCGCCTCGACATAAGCGGCATAATTCATACCAGCAGAAACAATCAGCACAACACCTTTGGAATAGCTCTTTTTAAGGCTGGAAATAATTTTTTTTCCTGTAGAGCCTCCAACGGTATTTGCGAAGCCGCTTTCTGAATAGGTGGATCCGTTAAAAAGAACGGTATAACCAATGGAACTTCTTAAATTCCCTGTACGATCTTGATAATTACCTCCAATTCTTGCTTCCTTAACGCATAGCTCCCCGACATAGGTAAATGCCTTTATGGTACGTTGTACAAGTGTCTTGAAAAGATCATCCGTGTACTCGTTAAACACACTATCTGGGGTTATTTTTTTAAGGCTCATCAGACTTGGATTTTAATTCTTCCAGATCTTTCTATATCAGAAATATCTTGTACTTCAAATTCTCCTAATACTCTGCCTTTGTTATCGGTTAATCTGACTATGCTTGATTCAAAGTCCTGTGTTTCTATCAGTACCTCATAGCCTTGCATGACAAATTTACCCTCATTGCAATATTGGTGGCTATGCTTCAATTTCTTTATCAGACATTCGATAGGATCACTCCAGGTATAGGTGATCGGGATCGGATTGCCATTCTCTCTACCTCCACCTCCAGAAGCTACCTTGAATTGTATAAATCCATTGCTTTGCATAATCACCAATATTTAGAACCATCGGAAATAGTGGAAACTTCGACAAATTCAGATTCATCAAAACCGTAATTCCTACAGATTGATCGGATATTATTTTTGATAGATTCCCTATCCCAGGCATCAGAAACACCACCCTCAGAGTGGCTTGTTTCAGTCATACCCTTAACTATACCGATTGCGGCTTTTGCTACATCTGGATCCTTTGCCTTGTATTGGGCTTCTGGATCTACACCACCATCTATTAGGCTTAACTCCAGCACTGATCTGTCTGGGTAAAACCCAGTACAGATCTTGGTGCAAAGAGCTTTAGTAGCCTCTAAATTTGTCATTCCCATGCGTTACTCCTCCTCTTTTGCTTTAAGAGCCTCAGAGAGTGCGGCTATTTGTTCCTCTGTGAGTTTTTCCAGAGCCTCGACTACGCCAGGCAAACCAGCTTTCTTTGAAACTGGAACGCCAATAGCGGCCAAAGCTTTCTTGACTGCACTAAATTCAAATTCACCGCCAGCAACAGATACCTTTTCCTCTACGTTATTTGTAGGAGCTGGCTCCTCTGCAACGATTTCACACAAGCCACGCTTTACCATAGCATTTACACGCTTGACATCGTGAACTGAAATAGTATCACCAGGCTCAAAATCCTTGTTTTCTACTAATCCGTGGAATTTCTTGATTACTACTAATTTCATATTCTATAAATTTAGATAGATTCTGAGTTTTCAATGGCTTCGTATTCAGCCTTAGTACAGAAGTAACGTTCGTTACCTTGTGCATCCGATGGGATAGACTTTTCTTCAAAGCCACGTACTTGCATACAAATGATAGCACCAATTTCGGTAATCAATGGGATAAGGCGTGCAGAGCCTTGTGTGTATTCAGCTGCCACCTGTCCTGTAGATTCGCCTGTACGCCACTTAGCGATACGAATACCGTTACCAGCATTCATGTAATCTACATCGTCCTCCTCTATCAATTCGCTATCTTCGATAGCTGGCTGGATTTCACCGATCACACCAGCTGGCTTGATACAAATGAAATTGTGATTCCACGGCTCAACGGTTTGACGTTTTCCATCACCTGCCTGTGCCATCTTTCTTGTGATAACGGTGATTTTCGGGATTTCATTTTCAGCAAGCAGAGTTTCCAACTCAGACTTGGTTACAGACTGAGCTTTCTTGTCTGTACCATGAGCAAGCAAACGTGTTTGCTCGTTCATACGCAACCAGAAATACAGATCCTGGCTCATCAGAATTTCACCAGGTTCGATGCCACGGTTACGCAAATCTGCACAAATGGCAGAAAGCATAAGGATCGGAGAGAACTTACCAGCATCTGTGTTTGCCTTAGTCCATTCAAAGGCAGACATCAACTTGTTTTCGTCTGGCATATTGTAGTCCACTTCGTACTTACGGCCACCAGGATTATTTACTTTTGGCTCAAATTGAGCAACACCCCAGTTAGAGAATGCCATGAGAGCGATAAAGTCCATAACGTCCTTACAGCCCAGATAAGCATCTTTCATTGCGTCCTGGAACGTCTTTTCAATTTGCTTAACCTTATCAGCTTCCTTGATACGTGGATTTTCGTAAACTTCCATGAGCTTACGGTATTCACGTGCATACATCGGGAACTTGTGGCCGACACGTGGGATTTCTCCAGTCCAGAGATCGAAGCCGTCAGAACGTCTTAATGGCGTTGGTGATTCGTCACCGATCAACGTTGCCATGAATCGCATTCTGTACTTACCTACGATAGCCTCAGCTGTCAAAGACATTTGAGGGGTATTGTAAGTAAACCATTCATCTGAATACATCTTCTGGAACAAGTTTACTTCACGCTCAGAAGCCTTGTCAAATGTTTTTCTCCAGGTTGCAAGGAGATCCAGAGGGGCACCAGCTTTGTGCAATCCCTTGAAAGTAGTATAAATTGATTTCATTGTTTACCTCCTTTTTTTAGAGTGACTTGGTAAGTTTCACATGAGGGTTTGCGGCCAGGTAGTCACCTGTAGTGTCTTTCTGGCTGGCTGGGATAGGCGGTACTCGCCTTTCAAACAATTCGTATTGCATTGTGTCAGCCGTAACATCTACAGCGGTTTCAAACTCGCTTACCTCAACATCACAGATTGTTACCGATTTTGCCTTGCCTCTTTCAGCTGCGTTTTCTGCATTAGCAACAACTTCTTCGATTGTGTCACCTACAGCCAAACCAGTGATTTCGGCAGACAATGTAACTACATAAGAGCTGCCTTTCTTTTCGATATTGACAATCTGCGGAGCGTCTGCGATAGTGCCAGAAATGGCATCAGCTTTCAACACCTTATCGCCAATAGCGAAACATGGAGCATAGAACTCATCGACATAGAGAGATACTACCTTAGCATTCTCAGCGTCAATTTCAACAACCTTTGCAGTCTTGATAATCTGCACGGTTCTGGCCTCCACATCGTGAATTGCCATAGTTCCAGCTGGGATAACGTCACCAACAGCGAACTTTTGGTTAGCTACGTCCAGGTTGAAACCGCCAGGCACGATAGATGGGCTACCAGTAAAGATCGGGCGTGAACCCGAAAATGAATCAGTTTTCCTTTTCATTTTGTTTGTTATTTAGCGGTTATTGATTTCAGCAAATCGTCAGCAGCCTCATCGACTTGCTTTTCACTTGCTGCCTTTGAACCCTCTTCGTTTTCAGTCATAAGTCCGTCTGTAATGAGATCCTGTTTCAAGTTCGCAATAGCTTCGTCTGGATCTTCATCATCCGAAATGGACTTTGACAGGCGATTACGGAGTTTAGCAGGTATTTTGTGCTTTTCCATAGCATCAGCTATTTCCTTAGCACGCTTACCCTTGCTGTTTTCAGCTTCCATATCTGCAAGCTTTTTTTCCAGCTCCTTAATGCGTTCGTTGTTAGGATCATCGGCTGGCTTCTTTTTCTTCTGATCGTTGTTTTCATCTTCGTCTGGATCTTCGTCTGGATCTACATCTTCATCAGAAGTTTTCTTTTTCTTGTCAGCCTTTTTCTTGTTTGCCCATCGTGTTGCCTCTCCCTGGCTTTCTTTGGCCACGTCAGCAATTAGATTTGCAGTTTCTTCAATCGCTGCATCATCGGTAGAATCATCCTCAATGCTGCCACCCATTTTTTCGGTTATCGCCTTAAGGTACTTCTCCGAAAGACCAGTGTCCTTACACAAGTCTTTGACTTTTACAAAGAGTTTCTTATTCATATAGTTAGTTTTACGGTAGCCAACTTATAGTTTTCTACCAGGTTTTTTATTTTTCGCCTCAAATATAGAAATTATTTCTGTAATATGCGTTCAGTAAACACATAAAATTTACTAAGTAAATAGCTTTGTTTTCAGTGAGTTATGTTTACTTGGTGAATTTATACTGAAAATAATTCACTAAAAAGTTTGTTATATTAAATAAAACACACTATATTTGCAATGTGTTTAATAAACACACTTATTGATGCAATACTAAAAATTATCAGATTATGGCAAAAGATTTAATTTTCATTAGAATCTTACAGCATGATACGGAAGATGAGATCCGTATTGGAGTAAGTTTCCCTGTAACAGACCTTGACAAAGCAGTGCAAGGTTGTATTGATACCTACGAAGTAAAAACCGCCTGGTGTGGTGGTTTCAAAGCTGCCTGTGAAAATTACTACAAGCGCATTGCATTGGTGGATGCAGAAACGCTTAAGGTTATTCGTCAAATTTACCCAAACGAAGAAAAGGAGGAAAAATGATCACGCACAATTATAAGTACATTGTACTTGACAAAAACGGAAAGAAGATCGGAACTATTGAATTTGAAAAACGTACCTCAGTTCCAGGGCAAAGAGAAATTACGAAAGCTGTATCAGAATCATTCCCGAAAGGGAGCACTACAAGGTTGATAATTCCAATAGATGTATGTAAAAACCAATAATTAATACTATGGGGCTTATTAAAGATTTAATCAAACAGGCTTATGCTGAGCATGGTGTAGAGGTTGAATTTATGAATAACAAACCTAAGCGGATCCAGTCAGCCAAACAAGCGAAATATGCCGATCTCCGAAAAGTGGAGAAAGGTTATATCCAGGGTGTTCACAAAGCAAGAAAGGAGAACGGATGAAACGCCAGTCAATTAGGACAATAGCAAAACAGACAAATGGACGTTCAAGAGCTTGCGCAAGATGCAAATATTTGGGTTTATGTACTCCAGATGTATCAACGATTTGCTATAACTCATTTATTGAGGGATTTATTAAAGGAGTGAAATATCAAAAAGGAAAGAAATAATTATGAGCGAAATATTTAATACAGAGTTCTACCCAACCCCCAAAGAGGTTATACGCAAAATGGTATATCCTTACAGGAATAACATAAAGAAACTACAGATCCTTGAACCGAGTGCTGGCAGTGGTGCCATACTTGATTATATAACAACGGACATCGTTCTGGATAAGGTGCCAAAAGAAAATGTTTACGCCATTGAGAATAATAGCGAACTTGTATATGTATTACAGGGCAAAGGCTATAAAATTCTGGCAGATGATTTCCTTACTTACAAGCCTATACACAGCTTTGATCTTATCATAATGAACCCTCCTTTTAGCAATGGTGATGAGCATCTTTTACACGCATGGGATATAATGAATACAGGTGATATAGTTTGCCTCCTTAATGCGGAAACGATACTTAACCCATACACGAAAAAAAGGAAGCTGTTAGGGCAAATAATAGCTGATAATGGGAGTGTGGAAATGCTTGGTAATTGCTTTGTTCATGCAAGCCGCAAAACAAACGTCAATGTAGCACTGGTAAGACTGCACAAAAGAGTTGAGGATCATCGTTGGCATATTGATTTTGGTGATGATGCAAA